TTTCCTATTGGAGTTTTTTATTATGGAAGTATAACACATTTAAGCACCCATCCATCCGCCACCACTTTGAGCAGTTGGATAGATTATATTGTCTTGTGGAATAATTACACTAAAAAAGTGAAGTGCTACTGAGTCTGCTTTATCTGGTGAACGCCCTAGTTCATCTTTTATTTCTTGCTTTTTCATAAGTTGTATCTTTCCGCTGTTCTCTGCATAAGAGTATGTGATTACTTGTAGCTCTTCTGCTAGTTCTTCATCGTAAGGGATTCTCCCACCTTTGCGGATAAAGTCTCTTAGATTGAAGTACATCTCTGCTCGTTTGTTTTGATACACGTCTATCTTGTCTGCTTTCATTGAGACATTTGCATCTATTGCCGTAAAGCCTCTTTCAAATAGTCTGTCCATCACGCCTGCACCGACTCCAATTGTATCTACGAATATTGCATCAGGTCTTGATGTTTCACCATCTACATCTCTTGCTATTATGTTTGCATACTCCATTGTGCTTAATCCACTCCACTCTTTCAAGTCGTATATGTCGTAACCTCTCTTCTTTGTTCTTACGCTATTATCTGACCCAAAACGTGCAACGTCACAAGCATAAGTAAATACACCTGTTCTGTCTACATCTTCAGGCTTGAGTCTCATGGATGCGTATATCTCATTTGCTGTCAAGAGTGAGTCTGTATTTGTAAGCGGGAACTCTCCAAGAACACGAACACGATAAGCATCGCTGTCCTCTCCGTACTCTTCTTTCTTTCTCTCTATGCTCTCTTTAGATACATTCTGGCTTTCTTCTGCGTTGAAAGTGTGAGTGCGCCATAATCTTTTATTCTTATTATGAGTGTTGTAGAAGTAGCCTACTGTCCTTGTTGGATTCGCCATCAAGATTCTAAGATAGTTCTCTCCAGTTAGTGAACCCTCTACAACTTCAAAGACTTCATCACTAACCCCTGAGGCTTCATCTATAATCCATAATAGGAAAGTAGCGTGGAAACCTTGCAGTCCTTCGCTCTCACCTTTTCTTGCTGTTCTTGGTATTCCGAAGTTATCGTTAGCGAATGTAATTCTATCTGATAACACCTCAACTGAGTCTTTTAGCTCTATTGGAAGTTGCTTCTGCCATTTCTTAACCTCTGGTAATAGTAGTCTTGTAAGCTGTGCAGAAGTTGGAGCTGTGATTGGTATTTTAGCATCGTATTTAAATAAACCAACCCATAATATAATCCAAGCCATTACAGTTGTCTTTCCTGTACCATGCCCTGACTTTACGCTTATGTCTTTATAACCGTTATCTATGTCTTGTAGAACTTTACGCTGTTGTTCTGATATTCCTTTAGTAGGTCGTATCGCTTCTTCTACAAAGCACTCAATACTTCCAGCCCATCGTCTTAGTGCTTCTTCAACTTCTTTCGTCATGTATTTTCTTTACGAATGCAGTTAAGTTAAATTCGCCTTCTACTTTAAGTTTATCGTTAAATATTCCTAAATGTCTGCCAAGTAGTTCCAACGCTTTTGTTTTGTCATATCGCTTATATTCTTCAACTTCATAGAAACCTTCTTCTGCGCTTCCTTCTCGTCTTGTTTTGAATGAAGATATTGTTGCGGCTGTATTGTCGTCTAGTTCGTGAGGTAACATAAGTCTACTTTCGTCATATAGCTTGCGAGTATCTGAGAATGCTAATTTAGCTAACTCTTTTACAACCATGTCTGCTGTTATCTCTGTTCTTTCTTCTCTCTTTGACATAAGTTCTTTTATATATTCTTGTACATAAAGTTTTGTTAATGTTTGATTTGCTATTACTGTTGCAGTCTTTTCACTATATCCTGCTTTAATTGCAGCCTGTGTTGCATTAAAATCTATTATATATTCTTTACAAAATATTTTCTGTTTTTCTGTTAATTTCTTTTTGTTTTCGGAAGTCATTATATATCCTTTGAAGAATTATATCACAAGCTTATCTTGAATGTTCATCTTATTCCATCCTTTTAAATTTACTTGAAACAAAACAGACACAAAGAAAAAAAGATAGGAAAAGATGAATAAACCTATAAAATATTTGGCTGTTCTGTTTCAAATAAACAAGACGAGCGTGCTTGCAGAGGCTCGTCATAGTTGTTATTATAGCGTAATTATTCTAAAATAAAGAACCTTGCACTGCTTCTATTCTATCTTTGGCTATTTCAAAATATTTCTCATCCATTTCAATACCTATAAAATCTCTATTTGTGTTTTGACACGCTACCCCACAGCTTCCACTACCCATAGTTAAATCAACAACTAAATCATTTTCGTGTGTATATGTCTTTATTAGATACTCCATCAATGAAACTGGTTTAGCTGTTGGATGTAGCGATTTATTTTTGTTAGTATTAAATTTTATTATTGACTTCGGAAATCGTTTATTGCTTTTATTCCCACCTTGCACATTATTATCTAAATGTTTAATGTATCCGCCACCGCTCACATACTCACTTCCTTCTTCCATTTGAGGGTTGTATATTCTTTAGTATTTATTAGCAAATTCTAAATCAATGTTTTTCAATTCTGAGAAATCTTTAAAATTATCCATATTATTTATTTTAAAAACTTTTACTAATTCTATGTATGTTTTTTCAGTGCATAGACTAAACTGCGTACTTCCCACATAAAAAGTATGCTCAGCCCTTCTGTGTCCTAACTTGTTATTTATTTGCTTTAAATTTAATCCAATAAAATCTATAACTCTTTTAAAATAGTCTCTTAATGGGTTTTTATTTTCAATATCATAAGAATTTTTACTAAACACAATTACATCTTCAAAGTTTTTCATTGGCATTTTATTAGCTAATAAAGGGTTGCTTCCTTGTTCTTTCTCCCATATCCACTGATGGCTAAAATTATCAATGTTACTAGCTATTAATTTAGTTGTAAATGGCTGTGATGCTGTCATAATTATAAAACCATTAGGTCTTAGTATCCTATAGCAAACATCCCAAATCTTATCAAATGGGATTATTTCATCCCAAGCACATGCAGTAGTCCCATAAGGCAAATCAGTCAATATTAAATCAACACTTCCATCTTTTATATGTTTATGCTGTTCTAAGCAGTCACCTTTATATAGGTCTATATTACTCATCAAACCAACCCTTTATAATTCAACTCAGCCCAATCAAAAGCATCATTCGCAATATCAAACCGCTTCGAGCTAACAAGCTCCATATTTCTATCAGCCACGGCAAAGCTAAACAGCCTTCCATCTTCAACTACTCCAACTATTATGAAGTTTTCACATACTCTGTATTTTTGTAGTGTCATTTGTTTTTCTCCAATCTATCAAGTTCACGGTTTGCATAATGAACTCTCTTCTTTGCTTCACGAATTGAATCAGTCGCAGCGTGTCTCTTGCCTTTATTTGCCCAAAGTGATTTTAGTATATTTCCGCTTGCAAAGTTTAATTCTAAATACTCGCATAAGTCATCAACGTCGTTTACCCATTCTGGTATCTGATAGAAGTTGTTTTTGCCACCGTCTGATATTACATCTTCAATAATAAAATCTAACTCTTTTAAGTTAGTATCATAACAATCACCCATTACCACATCTCCACTAATTCTTTTAAAGTGTACTCATGTCCGTAGCAGTTGAGCGCTTTTTTAACACTCTCTAGCAGTTCTATCGCTTCTGTAAAATCTGTATGCTTTAGAGCATACTCTAAGTCTTCGTGCATCATTCGTTCGTGATGCGACCCTTGCTTCATATCTTGGTAAAGTTCTTCTCTTGCTTCGCTGTTCATCTTATATCCTTGATAGCTTGGAGAGCTTCTTTAAAAACTTTTGTGTTTTCTCTGATTTTACTACTTTTCCATATTGGGATAAAGTTTGAGTTTAACTCTTTATGAAAAAAAACAAAAACAGAACTGCTGTTAAAATTAACTTTCACTATATCTTTCTGCTTCTGTGTCTCAATAGCTTTAATCAAACTAATTGCGAAGCGTTGCATCTGTTTTGTTGTTGTCATCTTCTTTTCTCCTTTTGTTATTCGATAGTATAGCCTTATTAACTTTAAAATATTATAAAGTTGCGTTAATATTTACAAGTTTATAGAAAATAGCATTAAACTTTT